ATCCTGGGCTAGGTACCATACGAACCTTTCGGGCTGTCGCTGTTTACTTAAGCGGCGATGACCCTGGGTACGTTCATGGAGACCGGCCTGTCGTGACGTTGAACTGGAGACCGGTGCTATGCAGAATGTATAGCACTGTCCTTCAGGGCGACATCGGCAACCTGCCCGTGATAGTCGATCCTAGTTACGGAGACTTTGCCCCGGCGTTGTTATCGCAGGGCACGGATTTCGTGGCTAGGTACCGTCCTGGGAACCCGATCGCTGGTCTAGGCCAATTTCTTGGCGAGGCCAATCGACTCCCCAGCGTTCCACGTCTGATGAGAGCCGTATCCTCTCTACGAGGGTTGGGCTCTGAGTATCTAAACGTGGAGTTCGGATGGAAGCCAATCGTGAGTGAGCTGCGAAAGCTCTATAAGCTTAGCAAGACGATTAATGATCGTCTCGTTTGGCTAAAAGCTCACAACGGGCTCTCCTACCGAAAACGGTCGAAGCATCGCAAAACAACTGATCGGAGTCTCTTGTTCGAAGGTGAGATTCTCGAACCGTTTTCGGTTCTTGATGATCCCCTGATTGGGGGGAGTACCCTTCTATCTGGCCTGCGGACCATTGGTCCGTTAGAACCAGATGGAAGTCCCATCTCGAGCATAGTCGGTGCCCAGGCCGTAAGACTTGAGCGTACGACTGAGACTACTGTTTGGGAGTGCGGAACTTTCCGCTACTATGTCCCAGACATCGGGTCCGATCAGTGGCGTCAGCGCGCCATTTCGGCGCTGTACGGGGCTGACTTAACACCCAGCCTCGCATGGGAGCTGATGCCGTGGAGTTGGTTGATCGACTGGTTTTCCTCAGTTGGTAGTATAGTTTCTAATTTATCTACCAACGCAGTCGACAACGAAGCGCTAACGAATTCTTACGCCATGAAGACCGTTGAGGTCCGAGATGACGTGATCGTTCGTACTTCCTGGGAGGGACTCGATTATCAAGCGACGTCGGTTGATCATAACAATGATCAAACGATTAGCGATGACGAGTTTCACGATTGGTACTTAAGTGTACCTCCGGGGAGTGACACGTTGAGTTATTCACTGATCAAGGTGAATAAGTTGCGTGCCTACGCTACTCCTTTTGGTTTCGGGTTCGACATGTCGGCGCTTTCTTTGCGTCAACTGGCGATCCTGGCTGCCTTGGCGATTTCTCGCTAAGGACCTTACAACGTTCAACCAGGGTGACTTCTAATGCTCGCTGATCCTTTGTCCCTAACCTCTGTGTCACCAACTGCTTGGACGGCAGCCAGCGAAGCTGGTGCCGGTTCGACAGTGGTGGCTTTTCAGTGCACGGGACGCGGCCCGTTTTCTTCGACCTACTTCTACCAAGATCCGTCCACCGCTTCCCACAATTATTCGCTTCTAGTTTCGCGCCAGGTCGGAAAAATGACCCGGACGACTTTCAGGCTCACTGAGCATGAAATCGTCGCGGACCCATTCGACTCAACGCTCAATCAGGTGCGTGTGGGAACGGTCTACGTCGTGGCAGATAGGTCACTCGGCGGTAGCACCAATAACTTGGTCAAGCTGCAAAACATGCTGGCGTGTTTCATCTTGAAATACGCCGATGCAGATTCGCGGTTTAAGGCCGTGATAGATGGTGCAACGTAGAGGGAAACCTCTACCGTCGAGACTAGGCCGTAGACTTTTCAGCGGGACAGGATCCGACACCCCTTCGTAAATGGAGGAGCCGGTGAAAAGCCTTCTAGAAGTTACTACGGACGTCCTGCTGAATTGCGGGACGAGGTGTGGTGTCAACCCCAATCGCGACATACTTACAGTCGCGAGGAGAACCGAAGATGAAGGTGATAGTTTTCTCACGATCACCCTTCCGTCCTTCTGTTCGAGCTTTGAACAAGCTCTTGCAGCTGGACAGCTCGCACCAACTCACTTTGCCGGGTTTCGATCCGGTAAGGGAACATGTCTCCCCCTTTTTATGGGAGGTTTCATGGCGAGGATCTTCAGTTCGAGTGGAGTACTCCTCGATGAGCCCGACGTTGAGGCTATCAGAAGTGTCAGACAAGTATGTCTGCTGCTTAAGAAAGTCCTTCTCCCCTGTTCAAGGAAAAGGATAAATGCCTCGATCGACACGTTCGTCGAAATCGAAACACGTATGCGTGACACTCGTGTGCCTGGAGTCCTTCTTGAGACTTTTGAAAAAGTCTCTCGGATCATCTGGTCGGAACTTGATGGTGATGGGGATAATGATCCTTATCATAGTTTTGTTCCGAGGCACGGACACGGAACAACTGCAGAAGGTATTCGCGGAAATCAGAAGTTTAATTTCCGCGAGTGGCCGCTGAGGTTGGAACGTTGCCTACCGTTTGCGGAGTTCGGCATCAGCTCGGTGCTGAATGACGCAGGCTTGCGGCGCGTTTCCGAGATCACGTACACGTTACCCCGGAACGAGACGCCTATGAAAGTCGTCTCTGTTCCTAAAACTCAGAAGAGTCCCAGGACCATCGCGATAGAACCTGTTGCCATGCAATACATGCAACAGTCGGTGGCCGATTGGATGCGATTGAGACTTGAGAAGCTCAGTCGCTACACCGCTGGTCATGTACATTTTCGTGATCAGAAGGTTAATTCCGATCTTGCTCGTATTGGCAGTGTTAATGGTAGCTTAGCTACCATTGATCTTTCCGACGCGAGCGACCGAGTTTCTTGTGATCTGGTTAGGCGCATGTTGAAAGGTGCCCCGAATCTTTCGAGGTACGTTTTTGCATGTCGCACAACCAGGGTGAAACTCCCTAGCGGGTTAGTTTTGCCGCTTCGGAAGTTCGCCCCTATGGGGTCAGCGCTGTGTTTTCCGACGGAGGCGGCGGTTTTCTTTATCGCCGTTGTCTCTTCTCGGATACTCAGGGCCGGAGTAACTCCGACTCCTTTTCTGGTCTCTCTTATGGCCAGGAATGTAAATGTTTACGGGGATGATCTTATATTCCCCGCGAACGAGGCACCTTCGATCGTTGACGACCTAGAAGCCTTTGGCTTTCTGGTAAGTCGCCGCAAGTCCTTCTGGACTGGAAAGTTCAGAGAGTCTTGCGGAAGGGACTACTATAATGGCGAGGACGTGACACCTGTCTATCTTCGTCGTTTGTGGCCCGACAATCGAGCCGATGTTTCAGGTGTTGTTTCGCTAGTCTCTTATGCCAACCAAATGTATATGATTGGCATGTGGGATGTCGCTCGGCATGCTCGCCTGGCAGTTGAAAAACTGCTGGGAGAGCTACCATCGATAAGCTTAACAACCCAGGCTTTGGGATGGTTCAGCTTCAGCAATGCTGAAACGTTCCATTCTTGGTCGCCTGATTTTCAACGCCCGAGACTTAAGGCGTTGGTGGTCGTGGCCAAGAAGCAGTTGGATCCCTTAGGGGACGACGCTGCGCTCCTTAAGTGTTTCGGAATCATCGGTATAAAGTCCGTTGACCCGGAGCATTTGTTAACGTCGGTGAGGTACGGCAACCTCGCACTAAAACGCCGTTG